CGTCAGCTGGTTGTTTATTTGATTGAAAGTTAATTTGAGTATCACTTCCGAATGTATAATCAGTAGTCAAAGCTTTAAGTACATTATTGACTTTTACTTTAACTTGACTTCTATCTACATAAGGTAAGTCAGAAGACATCCAGTTAAAGTTAGTACGTGAACCATCGCCTGTGTAAGTTTTACTTGCAGCTAATCGACCTATAGCTTTGAGTTTAAAACCTAATACTCCAGATAAACCCACGTCAAATTTTAGTCTTGAAATTGTAAGGTTAGCTGTGAAATCTTTTTGTGTACCATCATCATCTAATGCATAGTAAACTTGAGGTAAGGTCACATCAAAGTTGTAAGCCCAACCTACATAGACATTACTAGCTATACCAGAAAAATCATTACCTGGAACAAGGAAGTAAGTACCATGTGAATCACTAGCTACTTCAGGAGTAACAGTGAATCCAGAATTATTAAATGTACCAGCAGCAGTTGTACCACCAACTACAACAACTGGTTTGCTATTAGGTAAATTAGCGAAGGGTATATAACATTTAGACTGATCATTTACAGCATCATATACTACAGTTTTTAAGTTACTACCTGTTAAACCGTTAGTAGCTTGTGTGTATAAATCAATACAAGGGTTAACCTTTTGCCCTGCGTTACTGATAATAACAGAAGCCTCTGGACTCATAGTAAGATTAGCACTAGATAAAGTATACTGACTACCTTGTTTGGTAACAGTAAACATATCATCTTGATCAACTGCTATTGTCTGTACTAAGCCTGGTAATTTCCATTTAAACCAAGCTTCCATTAATAAATCTTCTCCATCAGAATATGTTCTATAGAAAAAGACTTCATCACTACTTTGACCAGACATAGCTATAAACTCATTCTGAATACTAGCTACAAGTGTATCAACATCTATAGTTATCCACTCGTTAACTACTCTGCCTATATCTAAGATAGCTGGGTTCTCTTGTAAACCTCTAGTTTGGAATGAAAACACTCTAGTATAATTAGGAGTCTTACTAATGAAATTCATGTGAGTTCCTATGTCAATAGGATCTACATTATCATCCATTTCCATACTAGATATAGGACGTATTTTAGTAGTAGTAGGCATTAATGGACCACTATCTGAGTACATTAAGAACTGTTGGCTCTTACTAAATAATACTAAACCTTGAGTAGTAGGTTTAACTGCATGTAGTATAGCTGGTTTAATAGAAGTTGCAGCTAAATCAATAGGATCATCACCAGCTATTTCTCTAGCTGATCTATGATAAAAATTAAAAGGATCAGCTGCTCGACTCATACTGATTTGATCTTCAGTCAAAAAGCCTAATCTATTTGCATGAAAGAATGCTTGTTGTATAGTCTTACCTACAAAAGTAGGATGTGAATTTGTAATATTATCTCCAACATTACGTTCAACATATGACTTAGGACCGAAGGTAAATGTATTAGTACCCGTACATAACAACACATGAGGCATAGTAGTATTAACTAAACCTGGAGATGCTGTTGGTCCAATAGTTTCTACCCAATAACCAAAATCATTTACTCCATTGTTTGCTACAAATTTAGCATAGAAATTATCACTATCTTTATCATGTGTATTAATGATTTCTACTACATGATTATGAAAAGAATGAGGAGGTAATACTGAGACATTTTCTGCCCAATCTTGGAAGACAACAATACCTTTATTATCTTTACCACCTTTAGCTGTAAGTGTGAAGGTTGTACGAGTACCACTGACCACACGGTCTATTTGTAAAGATGTACCGTATTTAGTTACTGTTAAATTTAAAGAATGAGTTGTACTTAAACCTTCTATCTTTGTTTTTAGACCATCTAATACTTCATCATACCCATCAGCAGCTTGTGATGTATAACTGTCTGTATGACCTGCTACTGTCACTGTAAACGTCTCACTTCCCATTTGAGCATCTGTACCTAAAAGTATAAGAGTACCCCTTGTCTGGGCTACAAACGTAGGATTAGGTTGTGTTGTAACTGTGACTGTATTGTTAGTTATAATTGTACTATCATGTACAGTAAGAACATCGTAGTTTGTTTTTACTCCTGTTAAATAAGTATGTGCTCCAAGTGCTGAGCTAGTAGCTGTATCTGTAATTGTACAAGCCACACCAGTAGTAGCATTCCATATCTTAATAGTACCATTTGCACTATCTTTAGGTGTCACACAGCCTATGTATTTATCTCCATCTCCTCTGTTTATATAGAACCATTTGGCTCCATCTAATTGATTACTATAAGCAGTACCACTTGAGTTCTTTAAAACTGATATAAATTTAAAGCCTGGCCTTTTAGCTAAGCCAGTAGTTATATCAGGCAGCCCATTGATACACTCTTTTACTTGTCCTGGTTTCTTTTTACTATCTGGTTGTTTTGATACACCACCTAGATAGTTTCCTATCCTTTGTGTTACAGCTGTCATTATCTCATAAGTGCTTTGTAAGGTTCATAGCTGACATATGGATCTGAGCCATCTGGTTTACCAAAGAATGAATGATCACCTTGATTACATTCATACTCCATAGCCACTGCTCTTGTGTATGCCTCTTTTTGTTGGGCCATCTCATATTGAGTCTTGTCTCCAACGATACGACTAGAGGTAATGGTGGCTGCTCTAGCTGTTATATAGTCTTGTATAGGACGGGGTATATCTACCCAATCAAATAACCAAAGTATATCACATTGTACTGTTCCATCTTTCCATTCATATGTATGATGTTCTTTGTCATATAATTTTCCATTTCTTCTAATAGTGTGTTTATCACTAGCATTAGATCGACTAAGATCTATCTGTAATACATTGTTAGGTATGACGATTTCATAGGTTGTAGTGTCAGGGACCATATCATAATGAGGCTCTTTGTTAAAAGACCAGCCTTCACTTTGAATTTCTCTACTAACTTCTAAAAGTGTTTGATAAGCAATCGCAACGTCTGGGTTGGTTTCATCCAAAGTGGTGACTGGAGCCTGACCACAAGCCATTAGGATTTGATTTATTGCAGGTAGTTCTGTTGCAGCATTAGTGGTAGGAAAAGCCATAGGTATAAATATTTGTGAATAAAAAAAGGGAGCCATAAAGACTCCCCTTATAGTTAGAATGCAGCGTTACCTGTAGAACCTACCGCAGCACCTGCGATTAGCTCAACACATGCGGCTGGGTTAACATAATCAGCACCGCAAGCTAAGCGTCCAAGAATTACGTCACCCTGATAAATCACGGATACGTCACCCTTAGTTACTTGTACTTGAGGACCAATTGCTTCAACAATACCTGCTCCTTCTCTTTGGAATATTAATCCACAAGAGTTAGCGAACTCGGAATGATTACCGTATTCGTTATTGATGCCTGTATCTGAAGTTTGTGCAGCTTCAAGCTCAGTGTCACTACCAACAAATGAACCAACATTTGTAGGTGAAGTTACGCCTGGATTTGTAGCTGATGCGGAACCATAAATAGTACCGTAGTTACCAAAGAACGGAATGTTCATTGACTTGTAGATCTTGATACCAGCGATCTCAACAATTCCATTACCCTTCTGACGGGATGTACCTTGCTCGTCTCTGTTTACAAGTCCGTTATCACCGACCTGTTGTATCAATTCATAATATTGGCGAGGGTTTAATACGCCGACCCTGCCGTCAGCACTGACTCCTTTTTCATCTAGTGCGGCAGCTGCATCATAGAATGCATTTACCAAAGATGCAGGAACATAAGCATCGGATGCTTGGTTGTTAGTACCAACACGGATTTGTGTACCACCTGGCTCTACGAAATTAGTCTTAGTGATAGGTGATGCGGCCCTAGCTCCACGTGTAAGAGCACGGAACACTAAGCGGTCATACTTTTGAGCAAGAGCATATCCAATCTTTCTAGATACCTCTGATCTCAAATCGTAATGAGCAAGTGTCTCATCTAGCTCATAAAGGAAAGCTGAACTGATAAGTAGATCATCAACTGTGATGGTCTTCTCAGCTACTGGAGGTGCTCCATCGGAGTTACCTAGTATGCTGTTCCCTGGAGTATGAAACTCGGCCTTTGTGCGTCCTGTGTAGATGAACTGTAAAGACTTACCGTTCTTCAAGGTACGCTTCATAACAAGATCTCTAGCTATAGCATTATGCTGGAAGCCTTTGAACATCTCGCCTGAAAATAATTTTAAATAGAGTGCTCTTCTATCAGAGCCTCCATTATTAGCACCAGGTACGGTTACCGAAGCCTGATGTGCGGTTGACTGTTGTGCCATTTGTCTTAATTTTTAATTAGATATATACGTTCTCAGCTGAAATTTTTGTGATCATTTTGTTGTGGTCTTTCCCACCGTCTAGACGGCTAATGGGTATCCAGCGTACTGGGCCAAGAGCCAATGAAAGGAGAGTCCTACTCTGAGGTGCTCTCCTTCCTGTTTATAGAGTTGAAAGAGCTTCCTCTAAGGATATATCCTCATCAAAAGTTTCTTTCTTTTCCTCTTTAACTTCAGGTTCGGGAGTCAGTGAAGTAACTGATGCCCTAGCTTTGTCGCTTTGTTGTGACATTAGAAACTATACTTAGCTCCAGCTTTTAGGTTGTAAGTATTATCTAGATCACCATTAGTGCCTCCAGCAAACTCTCCATAGAAAGCTACCTTTTCAGACACATTATAGTTACCGCCAAACTTACCTGATAGTTCAGTTTCAGTACCATCAACACCGTCAATAGCTACTAAAGCTGGACCACCTTGTATGTAGTAGTCAAATTTTTCTTTAGATCCATCAAATCCAACATGGAGTTCAACGGTTCTACCTACATACTCAGAGCCATAGTAACCATTGTTAACTTCAGCATTGAGATATGTTCCAGCGGATGCAGGTGCAGACGCTAGAGTGGTTGCTGCGAGAGCAAGTGCAATTGTTTTCATTTAATCTTTGATTGTTTTAGTGTAAGTAACACCACGATACTTTAGTTTTACAGTCATTGTAAATCTCTAGTACCTAAGCCCCGTTCCATGCTCAGGTTTCATGCGTCCAAGATAACTGGATGAACGGACGTGATGTGTTAAACGCCTTTATATATTTGAGCAGCGTTTAGTAAGATTTTAACTTTTGTCGTAGGGCTTTTAGTAGCCTTAATCGAATTAACCCTTCTATCGAATTTAGAATAATCAGGCATAATTAATATCTGTAGTAGTGGCCGCTAAGTCAAGCGGGAAATTGTGTGCGTTGCGTTCATGCATTACCTCCATGCCTAAGTCAGCACGGTTGAGAACGTCAGCCCAAGTGGGGACTGTTCTTCCATTGGCATCGACGACTGACTGGTTAAAGTTAAAGCCGTTGAGATTAAAAGCCATAGTGGAGATTCCCATAGCGGTAAACCATATGCAAACGACGGGCCAAGTAGCAAGGAAAAAGTGTAAGCTACGGCTATTATTAAAAGAGGCATACTGAAAGATAAGTCTCCCAAAGTACCCATG